ACACAAGGGCAACCCCGCCCGAAGTCTTGTCTAGCTGTGCAGAAAACTGCACATTGTAAATATTGGGCCTATCTACATAAATGCGCGAAGTTGGGGTTCCTACAGTCACGCCAAATGATAAATCTGTTGTGTTAAAGGTTACGCCATACGCTGTATTGATAGCTGCGGCTGTCTGTGTCGTTGTATCATAGAGCGAGCCGTAGCGCGGTACGCGATGCTGTTTAGGTGGAGGCAACTGCTGCAAACCCGTGATTTGCTCTTGCAGTGCTGCGATCTGCTCCTGCGATGCTGGTGCTGGCGCTCTATCCAAAAGCTCTAATAAAGACTTTATGCCTTCAATATATGCCAAAGCCTCATTTGCTGAAGCCAACGCATTGCCTGCCAAGATGCTTGTTTCGGTGACTGAATTAGGAGCAACCTCGTCACTGACAATTTGAAATAGCTTTTCAAACTGCTTCACTTGTTCAAAGTCGTTTAAGAACGACGCAAGCTGATCGCGTGTTAGCTTTAGCTGCTGGGTTGCCATTAGAACGCCAACGGCTCTATTGCCGCCTCTAGCCTAGCAAACGACATATGAGCGTCTGACGTGCCTTGGAATCGCTGTATGCGCCAGTTACGCATCCAACCCTGCTGGAACCACACTAAACGCTTTGCACGTTGGCCAGTCTTACCAGCCTTGATAAACTTCTGCTGACTCCACGTTTCGCCATCAGTCGAATAGCTGGTGTTAATTGTTGGGTCGGAGCCATAGGTCACAGCACCAGTTAGGCCAACCAGTTCAAGCTGCTGTATGATAGCGCCACGGCCCTCGTTATAAACGATGGTGGTTCCAAACTCCCAGCGCACAGTGTCGCCATATTGTGTCGAAATGTTGTTTATAAGATAGCCGACTTTTCCAGTGGTTGGGTCTCCGCATAGCCATTTATCATAACACCACGCAAAGTTTTGAGCGCGATATTTAGAAAATCCGGCAATGCTGCTTGTCAGAATAAACCAAACTGGCTGCTGCAATGATTTTGACGCAGCGCCATCAAATACAAGTGTCCGATCAGGAAGGTGGATATAAAGATGGTCGTGCGCTCTATCGTTACGCGCTTCCATATTCACCAAGGCAAGTTCTGCCTCAGTGTAGTTCAATAAAATCTGGTCAATCTCTTGTGTGCTGATTTTAGTAGCATTGGCATTTACGCCCAGATAAACGCCTGGCGCTTCGTTCCAGCCGCTACCAAGGAATGCACAAGTTTCTATGTATATGCAGCAAGCGTGTGTGCCAACTGAGCCTTTTTCAATCTGAGCGCCTTCAATGCGTTCAAATGGGAATAGGTCACCGCCCACGTTGTCAAACACTTCGATGGTGTTTCTGTTCAGCGCATAGACTTCGTTGCGTAGTTTAAGCAATCCAGTGATCGGATCAGGGTCTGCTTCTGCGGAACCATACTTCAATGGATTAACCGCAAACGGGTTGTTTAGTTCCGTAACCACAAGAAACTCGCCATCGGTGGTCATAAAATAACCATCCACCCAAACCACATCCAGCACGATGCCCAAGTCTGGATCGGTAACCTGTGTCACCGTTGTGCCATCGTAATAATAAAGATTGTTGTTTGAGGCAATTGCCAGAAGGTCAAATGAATAATCCATTGACGCATCTATGCCATTGTTCCCAACGTCAGCGATGACAGTGACTGTTCCATTGGCAGCAACGCTACAGAACTTCGAACCCATCACACGATAGCAGACGCCATTCCAGTTTATAGCGCCGCGATCTAAGCCAGGGCCAACGCCATTAGAAACAACGCCGTCAGAAGGACGCAGGAATCCTCCGCTGATACCGCTCGACTTTGGCACAGGCACAAGGTTTACCGGATAAGACGTGCGAAAGTCCGGCCCGTTGTCCGTGAAGATGCCGCTGAGGATTGGAATCTGTGTCATGGATATATGTTATTCCAGCAGAATAAAGCCGCCATCTTCAAGAGTTAGGAAGTCACCATTCTCTAGAAGAAGCGCACCAAGAACGGGGCCACCGTCTGCGTTGTAATAACGCAAGCGATTCCGAAGGCGCGTTAGCAGAAACATTAGAAGCCTTCGCCTGGAATGATGTGGAGGCTTCCACCGCCAGCAGGAGCAATGTATGCGATCCGGTCATAGTCCAAAAACTTACTGATGCTTACCTGGCCGCCTGGCGGAACAAGATAATCAGCAGTCGTTGCAGCCAGACCAGCGCCAGTGCCAATGCGGACAAAGCACTCAACCGAATTGCGGCTGGTGATGCACAGCGATGTCACGTTCTTACCAAGAACGGAGTTAGCACTGGTAATACCAGGGGTCACGGCAATAGCTTGTCCGTAAGCTGGTGCAAATGTTCTAATATCGTCCATATCTCAATTCCTTAAATTTATCTTTAACCAACTTTCCACACAGCACCGTCGCTGTATACAGGAACAAAGTTAGCGCCACCGCCTGCAACAGTAGCAGCGAATGTCGCAGTGCTGCCGTCAGTGATAAAAGCCCGTGCGCCGGTATTGCCGACGGGATTTATAAGCTGCCCGAAGGTTGATGGCGTGGTCCGAACCGAAGAACAAACAACAGCGCCGAAGTTCGCCTGAACGTATTCAATGAGCGTGGTAATAGAAGCTCTACGCGAGTCACCCTGATTGGGAACATAAAGCACAACATTATCACCGCCCGAAAGCTGCGTGATTAACGGAAGCTGATTAATAGTTGGCATTCACTTAACTCCATTCAATCGGGCCATCTGGGCCAGCAGCTAAAGGATCAACAGGCGGATAGACATAGGGGCTCATCCAGCGCCAAGGCTTTTTGCCCTGACCAATTGGCATGGTTTCAGGAAACTGCTTTTCAAGCGGGAATGTAGCGCGTTGCAGCAATACATTGTAAGCGCCTTTAGCTGATACCTTAGTGTCAGGCGATACAGCCTTGCCGTAGCCAGGAGCAATCCTAATGGCCAGGTTGGTGATGATAGCTTCCCATGCGCTGTCAGGCACATTGGTTTCTGTATCGAGGTCGCTGTCTTGTGGGCTGCTTGGCATTGCGTAGCCAAGGCGAATGCCCGCTGCGTTCCATTCAGCAATCATGGAATCTAAACGACGCAGCGCAGCTTCTAGCTGTTCAGGCTGAAGGTCAAAGACGTAATCTGCCAAGCCTATTTCTTCAAAGGCTGACGTTACGAACTGGCGCTTTGTATATCCCATTTCAGACTTCCAATGCTGACGTTATGCGATCTGACAGCGTTATAGCAGAAGTTCGTGAATTAAACGATACCCCTAATTCTTTCGCCTTAATTTCTAGTTCCTCACGGCTTGGGGCGGAGACTTCATCAATCTCAACAGCCTTAGCCTTTGGCTTCTTGTCTAGCTTGCTTGCAGCATCCTCATAGGACGGGAACCAGCCCTTAGCGATCAGCGTATCAAACTCTGCCTGATCGGCTGCGCCTTGATAGGCATAAGTCCCACCGCGTGGCTTCTTGTGAGGCCCAGGGATGCGATAAAGAATGGTTGGAAAGTCTGTCATTTCTTTGCTTTCCGCTTCGGAGCCTTCGATGGCTTTCCTGCTTTCATTGCTGCATTACGCGCAACATTAAGAGCAATCGCAACCGCTTGCTTTTTCGGGCGGCCATATCCCTCTTCCATCTTGATGTTCTTACCGATGCTAGTCCGGCTGTAACCTTTTTTAAGCGGCATCTTGATCAATCCTGATTGTGGAAGTTGGGGAGGCCGAAGCCTCCCCGCCCCCAGTTTAGGTCTGATTGAAGAGCAAAATGCCCGCCATCTCAGGGTTCGTCATTACGACACCGTACAGCGTGTCCAGCGTGTAGAGAGTCTGGAACGTCAGCGGGTCGAAACGCTTCGTCATAACCAGTTCAATGCCCTGGTCAGTCGAGGCGCGCATAACATCCACACCAGAGCCATCAGGAACAGCATACCGGCCTGGCAGGAGTTCAATACAATCCTTCCGCCAGAATGGGTTGATGCTCGAAGCAGCAATGTTCAGGAAGTTGATTGATGCAGTTGCCGAAGTGGAAACAACTTCGATATTCTTATACTGAAGTTCAGCATCAGTTGGCGTGGAATTCGCTCCAATCATTGGCGGCGAAATAACCATCGTGGTCCCGCCCGTCACCGAAATCACTCGGAACGTCTTGAGTACACCAGTCGTGCGCTTAGTGATGTGGTGAACAGCCTCGAGGCCAGCAACCGTAAACGCATCGCCAGCAAGAACGCCAGTCGTCGAGGAGACAGTGACGGTCTGATAGCGGTTGTCCACGTTAAGCATACCACCGACGCTGGTGATAGTTGCCATCGGCACAAAACGAACCTGAGAGCCATTGGTAGCAATCGTCGCCGTCGCTGCGTTAGCAACACACCTATTGGCATAGTCGAGCTTATAAGTTTCAAAGCCAGCCACTGGGCCAACATAAGAACGCTCATAAGCATTAGCAGACTTGTTGCCAGTGAACGAACGGGTCGCCACTGCCAGATTGCCAGCCATGCCGTTATAATCGCGGCTGGACAAAGCCAGATAACGATCTTCCGCCATGACGCCCTGCTCGTTCATAATGCTGTCGCACAGAGCAACATCATCATAATCGCCAGCAGCAGTTACAACTGGAACAACCAGCGTACCCTGAGCAGCAGCCAAATCCATAACGGAAAGGTTGATGTCCGAAGCAAGCTTTTGCTTTGCAGAATCGCCAAGGCGACCTTCCTGCAACGCATCACGCAGTTCCAGAGCATTCATTTCCCATGCCGAACAAGGGCTGAAGCCCAAGGTCGAAGGAACAGAAAGCTGGGTCATGGTTGAAACGCTAGAAGCAATTGAGCTTCCAACGGTACGAGTGAACGATTGAGCGATGTATGGTTGCGGACGCCACATGGTGTCACGAGCGCGTTCCATTGTTACGCCGTTGGTGTTGTAGATGTTGATGTTTTTTGAGAGAATGAGGGCATCATTGAAGCCTTCGAGGATGTCCTCAAATGCAACAATTTCCTCTTTGGAAAAAGCATTAGCCATTGTAATTACTCCAAATTAGGTTTGTTTTTTACCGCGCTTATAAGCCATGACCTTTGACAAATCTCCGGTCTTTAAGGCTTCATCACGCAAACGATCTAGGGTTGAGTCTACACTGCCAGAGATGCGGCCACCTCCACTGGAGATGGTGCCTTCAGGCGATGCAGATGCCTTGCGATTTGTAACTTTCAACTGAGTCTCCAGTTTTGCGACCGCAAAAGCAAATTTCACAGGGTCGGTGATTGAGGATAGTTCTTTTGCACGCACAGAGTTTTTGCCGAGTGCGTAAATAATCAACGCGGGATTATCAGAGCCTTGGATAACGATTCCTTGCTGCGTGACGCTGAAAGCTTCCAAGGCGACAGCCTCGGCATCTTCATAGTCTTGCACCTTTAGCGAGGCTCTCGCCTTCGCATATGAATCAAGCTTCCCTTGCCAAGATTTGGCCTCAGCATCTCGCTGGGCCACTGCTTTGGATTCGGCTGCATCATAAAGGAGTTTATCCTCATACCATCCAGTTAGCTTTTTTTCATATTCTTCAGAATCGTAATCGCATTCCTCTAGGCTGGGCTTCTTACCAAGCGTGACCGGCTTGTTCTCAGTCGCTGCGGTATTAAGCTGTGCCTCTAGTTCGCGAATCTTCCGCTCTTTTTCCCGATTGGATTTACGCAGCTCACGCACCCATGTTGGCGCACGAACTTCTTCCTCTTGAGGTGGCGATTCCTCACCTATAGAAACAACAACATCATCCTCACCATCGTCTTCGTCTTCAGCCTCGACGGTATCGATCTCATCATTGGCTGCTTCTTCAACTTCGGTGTTGATCTCAATATTATTGAGCTTGTCGTCGATCTCCAGTTCTGCCGTTTTCATAAATACCCCATCAAACTCACCCAAATTGCGTGGTGGGTGGAACCACATTTACACGGGGCTGCAATGCGGCCCCAATCTTTTCAGCCGTCTCAATTGCAGACTTGCGCTGATCAATGTCAATGGTGGAGAGAGTCTCCATAGTTTTAGCCTTGCTCTCTTCGGCACGGGCCAAACTGTATTCTGCATTAGCCTGAGCCTGAATGGACTTGGCCTGGGCTTCCTCGGCTGCTGCCATGAGGTAGGCCGCTTGCGGATCAGGCTGCTGGCCTTGGGCCGCTTCCATCATCGCCTGCTGCTCTTCTTCGGTGGGCTTGATAACACCCAACTGGACTAGCTTATTGCGGAAGAAGTCCTTGATGTCTCCAATGCCTTCGCCGTCCATATTCATGATCGCCATTGACTGAAGGATCATCTGCGTTTCGGGATCCGATGTAACCTGCATCATGCCGGTAAGAGCGCGTACAGTTGCATCCCTGCGGCTGGTAAAGGACGGGCCGACATCTACCGACACATCAAAGGTGGCCTTACTAAGGTCGTTCTCATACGTTAGTTCGCCGGTTTCTTCGTCGATGATCGGCTTCATAAGTTCGATGGAAGATACCTGGTCCATCTGATCAATGGCTTTCATCTTGCGCTTATCTTCAACGTAAACGTCTTTCGCCATCGACAGCCATATCTCACCGCAGCGCCGCATGGCCTTCGCCATGTTGGTCATGTAGATGAAGCTCTGCATATCTAAGCGCGTCTGGATAAGCTCGACAGCCTTGCCGCTGATGTTGGACACCATCTCTTCGGCTTGCTGATTGTTGCCAAGGATTTCCGCCATATCCATTTCGGTTAGCTGCAAGAGCGCAGCCATTGCGGGAGGAATGGCAGAAGATTTGGTATAAGCAACAGGTCCGGCGGCCTGCGTTTCACCATTCGGGCCAGTGATCGGGTTGATCAGCAGATATGGATAGTTGCGGATGTTATCCTCGGCCCACATGATCTGATGACCAGCGACTTGCTCAGGCATGAGGATAGGCTTCTCGACTGACGAGAGCGCACTGATCTCACCCAGCTTAGATAGCTGCATATTCTTGAGGCGCTGCGGGTCTTTCGCCAGGCGAACATGGCCCATGCAACGCTCAACGTTATCGACGAACCACCTCTTGCCATAATAGGGGACGATAGGAATGTTCTTGCCAGCGATATAACCAGCATCTTCAAGGATGCCGCCGCCGCTCATGATGTATTTATGGACCTTGCGCCGCTTAACGCGCTTCTGGCGCACCTCGATAGTGCTAAGATTAAACAGCGTTTCCTCTAACGTTTCATCTGCGTCAAAGTCTGCTTGAGTATAACGCTCTTCTTCGCCTTCG